TGGGGAAGACGCCGCAGGCTAAGCTGGTCAGCCCGACGGCGAAAGCCATGTGGTTCAAGGCGCTGGAGGAATACCCGCTGCCGATGGTGCGCGAGGCGCTGGGCTACCACGTCAAGCGCGGCACCTTCACCCCTGTGCCGGCCGACGTGGTCAGCTTCATTGAGGGCGCCAAGGGGAACGATGGCCGCCCGGGCGCCGAGGAAGCCTGGGCCATCGCCCTGACCAGCCGGGACGAGAACGACACGATCGTGTGGACGGCCGAGTGCGCGGAAGCATTCGCCCGGGCCCGGCCGGTGCTGGAGTCCAGCGGGGCGATCTCCGCGCGCAAGACGTTCCTGGAAGTCTACGAGGCGCTGGTGGCCGCGGCCAGGAAGGGGCAACGCCCGGCCGTGTGGTCCGTGCACCTGGGATTCGACAGGAGCCAGCACGCCCGGGTGCTGACGCGCGCGGTAGAGCAGGGCAGGCTGCCGGCCAAGGCGGTGATGAACATGCTGCCGCCGCCCGAAGATGGACCGGATGCCGTGCCGTCGGGCGAGCGCCTGCTGTTGTCCGGTCCAAAAGTGCCAGAAATGGCACCGGAAGAGCGCGACAAGGCGCGCGCGCAGCTGGCCACCGTCAAGAAAATGCTGGCCGACTCGATGGAAGCGAAGAACCGGGCCGTGGAAGCGGCGATCGACCGGCGCCTGGAGAGCGAAGAGCAGTTCAAGGCCAACCTGAACCGCCGCGTGCGCGAGCATCAGGCCTACATCCGGATGGCCGACGGCGTGCAGCTGCGCCGGGCCGAGGATCAGGTGGTGCGCCAGGCTGGAGAGCCAGCGCCATGACGGCGCCGAAGATGGAAACCCGCGGGATCCGGTGCCTGGACTGCACCGGGCTGGATCTCAAGGGCGACCCGGCCGCCGCCCGCCGCGGCTTCGGGCGCTGCCTGCGCGCCGATCCGGTCATCTTCGTGTCTGCCGAGATGGCGCGCAACTGCCTGCCGTTCGAAGCGGCGCCACCGGAAACCGTGGCCAAGCGCGACGCCTGGGCCGCCAAGCTGCCGCCCTGGTTTGACCGTCAGTAAATCCCCTGTGCATCGCAGCTGCAAACGCTGCATCTAGGCAACGATATTTATTGCCTGTAGTCAAACCGGACTGTAAAATTTCCGCAGTTCAATTGACCAGGGGAATAACATGCACATGATCGGCGCCAGCATTCTGGTGGAAGAGGACCGCGACCAGGTCGTGCCGCCGACCAGTCGCAAGGTCTACGTGGCCGTCGACGAAGCCGGCCTGCGCGTAGGCGAGACCCACCCCAACGCGAAGCTGACCGACAAGGAAGTCGAGCAGATCCGCGACCTGCACGAAATCGCCGGCTGGAACTACAGCGAGCTGGCCGAGGCCTACGACGCCCCGAAGGTCACCATCCAGAAGATTTGCACCTACCAGCGCCGGGCGTCGACCATCGCGCGCTGGAAAGTCCTGTTGCTGCACTTCCCGATCACCCTTACCAACACCCCGGAGGAATAACCATGCTCGACCAGACCGCAGCACAGCCCGCCCAAGCGCCTGCAGCGCCCGCCCCGACCCTGACCCCTACGCAAGCCGCTGCGCAGGCCGTGATCGACCGCCGCGACTACCTGGCGATGCTGACCGCCTGCCGCCCGACCCTGAAAGCGGAATACCTGGCCGGCGAGTTCCTGATGGCCGAGATGACGAAAGCCGGCGACGTGCAGGTCAAGAAGCGCCAATTCCTCAAGGCGGCCAAGCGCATCGTGGGCGGCCTGCCGCCGTTCACCGAAGTGGCGCTGCAGCTGATCGCCAACCAGGCGGGCAAGTAAATGGGCGCCAAGTACACCGTGCAGGCCTGGGGCAAGCACTTCGGCGATGCCGACGGCTACCAGAACCTGGCCACCTACCAGGGCAACAGCCTGCTGCGCGCCCTGTGGGAGACCTGGAAGGCCCGGCGCCGCGGCTTCGGCTGCGTCACCCTGGAAATCAGGGGCTGATCCTATGGCACGCACCGCTGGAGCCACCGAGCTGACCACCGCCGACATCGAAGAGATCATCGCGCGCCTGGCCGACGGGCTCACGCTCAAGCAAAGCTGCAAAAAGTCGAAGCGTGCTTACGCGAATGTTGTGCGTCGCATAGGGGATGACCCGGCTTTAAAGCAACTCCACGCGCGCGCCCGCGAGGAATACGTGCGCAGCCGAGTGCAGGACATGCACGACATTGCCAAGAACACCCGGATCGAGCCCGCCCGCGCCCGCCTGATGATGGATGCGATCAAGTGGGAGGCGGCCCGGGTTCTGCCCAAGGAATTCGGCGATCGCGTGCAGCAGGAAGTGATCATTACCAACAACACCACGCTGTCGACCAGGATGGCAGCAGCCCGGGCCCGCGCCCGCCAGAAGTCGACCGAGCAGGCGATTGCGTCGCAAATCCCGCCTGAGACCGAATAAACCACGTCGCAGACCCGCGACCCTACCGAAGAAAAGAAAAGGAGAATCCCCCATGCACCAAATGCCGTTCTATTCCGGCCGCCTGAAACCCGTTGCGCTGCTGGTCAAGTACGCCTGTTATGCGATCGGCCACGACTGGCGCGTCGCCAACGGCCTGCCGGTCGACCAATGAGCGCGCCCGGATCCGAGCCCGGCACCACCTGGCAGACGCCGCGGGTGCCCACCACCACCAGAACGGAAGAGGGCGCCGGCCGCATCACCAGGGTGCAGTCCCGGGTTGAAGAGTACGCGGTGCGCCAGCTGGCGCTGCAGCACGCAGTCACCACGCACGGCGCCACCGTCGACGATGACCAGGTAGTGAAGGCGGCCGAGGCCTACCTGACATTCCTGACCGGCGGCAAGCCCGGCGAGCAGTAACCGGCCGCCACCCCATCACCACGCCGGCCCCGCGCCGGCTTTTTCATTCCCGGAGGATCCCGCGCATGTCCGCACACAATCAAGAACAGCAGGCCGAGCAGCAGCTGGTCGAAGACATCGCCAGTTTCACGCACGACCCGCTGGGTTTCGTCCTGTACGCCTTCGACTGGGGCAACGGCGAGCTGGCCAAGTTTCCGGACGGGCCCGACGTGTGGGCCAGCGAGGTGCTGGAAGAGATCGGCGAGAAGCTGCGCGCCGGCGTGATCACGAAGCTGTCAGAGGTCATCCAGATTGCGGTGGCCAGCGGGCACGGCATCGGCAAGTCGGCGCTGGTGGCCTGGCTGATCCTGTGGGCGATCGCCACGTTCGAAGACATGAAAGGCGTGGTGACGGCGAACACCGACAACCAGCTGCGCACGAAGACGTGGGCCGAGGTCAGCAAATGGTATCGGCTTTGCATCATTAAGCATTGGTTCAAGCTGACCGCCACCAGCCTGCACTCGACGGATCCCGAGCACGAAAAGACCTGGCGCATCGACATGGTGCCCTGGTCGATCGCCAACACCGAGGCATTCGCCGGCCTGCACAACCAGGGCAAGCGCATCCTGATCGTGTTTGATGAGGCGTCGGCCATTCACGACAACATTTGGGAGGTGACCGAGGGCGCCCTGACCGACAACGACACCGAGATCATTTGGGTGGCGTTTGGGAACCCGACCCAAAACACCGGCCGATTCCGTGAGTGCTTCCGGCGCTTCCGGCACCGCTGGAGCTGCCGCCAGGTCGACAGCCGCACCGTCCGGATCTCCAACAAGACGCAGATTGCCAACTGGGTGGCCGACTACGGCGAAGATTCCGACTTCGTCAAGATCCGCGTGCGCGGCATGTTCCCGAAGGCCAGCGCCAAGCAGTTCATCAGCATCGAGGACGTGGACGCCGCCGCCGCCCGGATCCTGCGCCCCGAGCAGTACGACTTCGCGCCCAAGATCCTGACCTGCGACCCGGCCTGGGAAGGCGACGACATGCTGGAAATCGGCCTGCGCCAGGGCTTGCACTTCCGGATCCTGCGCACGATCGAGAAGAACGACAACGACCTGCACGTCGCCAGCATCCTGGCTCAGCTGGAAGACCAGCACCAGGCCGATGCCGTGTTCATCGACAACGGGTTCGGAACCGGCATCATCAGTGCCGGCCGCACGATGGGCCGCGGCTGGATCGGCGTGTGGTTCGCCGGCGCGTCGGGCGACCCTGGCTGTTTGAACAAGCGGTCGGAGATGTACAAGCTGGTACGCGACTGGCTGAAAGAGGGCGGCGCCATCGACCCGAACGACAAGGTGCTGTATCAGGATCTGATCGGGCCCGAGACCGTGCCGCGCGCCGACGGCAAGATCCAGCTGGAGAGCAAGAAGGACATGAAGGCCCGCGGGCTGCCGTCGCCCGGCCGCGGCGACTGCCTGGCGCTGTCGTTCGCGTTCCCGGTAGTGGCCAAGTCTCCGCTGCAGCGCCTGGGCGTGGCGCACCAGCCGGCCAAGGATTACGACCCTTACGCCTGATCCCTTCGTATACGTCCCGAGGTGGGCGGCCCATAGGATGCCCGACATCCCTATAGGAGGCCCACCACATGATCACCCTCATCGAAACCGACCGCGTCGCCGACCTGGTCGACCTATCCACCGCGCTGCAGCAAGAACACTGGGAAGAGATCGCCCGCAACAAGCACCTGATGGTGCTGGCGCCCGACGTGGAGAAATACCGCGCCATCGAGCAGGCCGGCAAGCTGTTCGCCGTGCTGGCCTACGATGGCGACGAGATGGTCGGCTACTCGGTCAACATCCTGGACAACAACCTGCACTACCGCGACCTGGTGCAGGCGCAAAACGACGTGTTGTTCGTCAAGCAGTCGCACCGCGCTGGCCGGCTGTTCATGCGCCTGCGCGAAGCCACCCTGCGCATGGCTGGCGCCCGCGGCGCCCGCCTGATGCTGTGGCATGCCAAGCAAGAGACCCCGCTGGCCGAGATCCTGCCGCGCCTGGGCTGCAAGGTGCAGGACATCATCTACAGCGAAGAGCTGGCGGAGTCCAACTTCCAGCTGTTCGGCAACTTCGACGTGGCCAGCGCCGCCCGGGAACAAGAGGCCTGCGAACTGTGGGACGTGTTCACCGCGCGCCAGGACGCGCCCGGCAGCCCGCACCACGATACCCGCTGCATCGTGCTGCGCGGCCCGGTCGGCGACCTGCTGACCGCCGACGTGATCTTCAACGAGCTGCAGTCGGTCGACACCTGCGCGATCGAATACCTGCCGGCCGTGCGCGAACTGTGCATCGCTGCCTGCGCCCGGCTGCGCGTCAAGGAACTGGGCCGCGTCATGCTGGTGGAGCTGGCGCCGGGTGGCCACATCGACCGCCACTTCGACGATGGCGCCTATGCCGCCCACTACCAGCGTTTCCACCTGGTGCTGCAGTCCGACGTGGGCAACACCTTCACCTGCGGGACCGAAACCATCCACATGAAGCCGGGCGAACTGTGGAAGTTCGACCACCGCACCGAGCACGAAGTGCGCAACGCCAGCGCACGCCCGCGCATCCATCTCATCATCGACGCAACCGTTTAAGGAGTCACACACATGGCAGTTTCAGCAATGGCAGCCGTTGCCGTCGTCAGCGCCGGGTCGGCCTACGTCAGCCACCAGGACGCGAAAGAAGCGCAGGCGCAGGCCCGCGACCAGGCCAAGAAGACCGCCACCGCGGCCGACGAGGCGAACAACAAGGCGAACCAGAAGCGCGCGAATAGCTCCGCGCTGCTGTCGTCGAACCAGCAGGCGGCGAAGGGTGGCCAGGCCGGCACCATGCTGACCGGCCCCACCGGCGTGGATCCGACCGCGCTGCAGCTGGGCAAGACCACGCTGCTGGGTGGCGGGGGTGGCCTGTGAGCACTGAACGCGCCCGCATGGTCTCCCGCTGGAATGCGCTCAAGAACGAGCGTTCCAGCTGGATCGACCACTACCGCGAGATCTCCAGCTACCTGTTGCCGCGCTCCGGTCGCTTCCTCATTGAGGACCGCAACAAGGGCAACAAGCGCCACAACAACATCTACGACTCGACCGGCACCAGGGCGCTGCGCGTGCTGTGCGCCGGCCTGATGGGTGGCGCCACGTCGCCGGCCCGGCCGTGGTTCCGGCTGTCCGTGCAAGACAAGGAACTGGCCAAGTCCGAGGCTGTCAAGGTGTGGCTGTCGCAGGTCACCGACATGATCCTGGCCGTGTTCGCCCGGTCCAACACCTACCGCGCGCTGCATACGATGTATGGCGAGATGGCCGGCTTCGGCACCGGCGCCAACCTGATCACCAGCGACTATAAGGACGTGATCCGGCACTTCCCGCTGGCCACCGGCGAATACTGCCTGGCGCAGGACTGGCGCGGCGAGGTGTGCACGGTCTACCGGGAATTCCAGAAGACGGCCGGCGAGCTGGTGATGGAGTTCGGCCGCGACAAGGTCAGCCACACGGTGCGCAATCTGTATGACCGGGGCAATCTCGACAGCTGGGTGACGATCATTCACGGCATCGAGCCGCGTCTGGACCGCGACCCGAACAAGCTGGATGCGCGGAATATGGCCTGGCGGTCGGTCTACTTCGAAGCGGGCGGCGACAGCGAAATCACCCTGCGCGAATCCGGCTTCAAGCGTTTTGCGGCGATCTGCCCACGCTGGGAAGTCGGCAGCAGCGGCGACATCTACGGATCCAGCCCGGGCATGGAAGTGCTGGGCGACATCAAGCAGCTGCAGCACCAGAACCTGCGCAAAGGCCAGGTGATCGACTACCAGACCAAGCCGCCGCTGCAGGTGCCGCTGACCATGAAGAACCAGCCGATCGAGACCCTGCCGGGCGGCGTCAGCTACTACGACCCGTCGACCGCGCACGGCAAGATCGAAAGCGCCTGGCAGGTCAACCTGAACCTGGACCACCTGCGCATGGACATGGGCGAGGTGCGCCAGCGCATCAAGGAAGGTTTCTACACCGACCTGTTCCTGATGCTGTCGAACCTGGACAAGACGGGCATGACCGCCACCGAGGTGGCCGAGCGCCACGAAGAAAAGCTGCTGATGCTGGGCCCGGTGATCGAGCGCCTGGACAATGAGGCGCTGAACCCGCTGGTCGACAACGCCTTCGATCAGCTGCTGGCCGCCGGCGCCCTGCCGCCGCCGCCGCCGGATCTGCATGGCCAGCAGCTGGAAGTGGTCTACACGTCCGTCCTGGCGCAGGCGCAGCGCGCGGTGGCCACCAACGGCGTCGACCGCTTCGTCGGAAACCTGGGCCAGATCGCCAGCTTCAAGCCTGGTGTGCTCGACAACTTCAACGAGGACGAATGGGCCCGCCAATACGCCGACATGCTGGGCGTGTCGCCGTCGCTGATCGTGCCATCCAGCCAGGTGGCGATCGTCCGACAGCAGCGCGCGCAGGCGCAGGCGCAGCAACAACAGGCCGAGGCGCTGGCGCAGATGTCGACCGCGGCCCGCAACCTGGGCGCCACCCCGACCACCGGCGGCAACGCTGCCAGCGACATCATGGGCATGTTTGCCCAAGGCGTCGGCCACTGACCACCCACCACCCACCGAAAGAGGAACCAACATGGCCAACCTGGCGATGACGAAAGACGAAGCAAAAGAGCACTACGGCGCCGAGCCGAGCGACAGCGATCTGCCGCGCTACCCCTACGGCCTGTCGATCTACCTGGACGATGACACCCTGAAAAAGCTGGGCATCACGGATCTGCCGAAGGTCGGCAGCTCGATGCCGGCCACCATCACCGTGACCGTCACCGGGACCAGCCAGCGCGCGACCCAGTCGGGCAAAGAAGGCGAACAGATGCGCACCTGCGTCGACCTGCAGATCACCGACATGGACATCACCATGCCGAGCAAGCCGGCGGCAGAAGTCCTCTACGGCAGCAAGTAGCGTATACGTCCCGGCCAGGCGCCACCCTACAGTGGCGCGCATGACCGAACACGACCCCCTCGACGTACAGCACCAGGATGCGGCGCGCGCAGAAGCCGAAGCGCGCGCCGCCCTGGCCAAGGAACAGGAAGCCGCCGACTTCATCTGGCTGATGAACGACATGCGCGGCCGTCGCATCGTGTGGCGCCAGCTGGCCGCCGCCCGCGTCTTCCACTCCAGTTTCGACCCCACCGCCATGAACATGGCTTTCAACGAAGGGCGCCGCGCCGAAGGCCTGCGCTTGCTCGCGCAGGTGCATGCGCTGTGCCCTGATCTCTACCCCACCATGATGAAGGAGAACGCCTGATGTCCACCGCAACGAACGCCCCGGCCGCTGCAGCGCCTGCCGCGCCTGCCGCTGGCTCCACCCTGATGACCGCGCCGCCTGCTGGCGCCGCCCCGGCTGCCGGCGATGCCGCGGCCGGATCCGCACCGGCTGGTGATGCCGCTGCTGCAGCTGCTGCCGCTGCCGCACCTGGCGCTGGCGCCGCTGGCGACCAATCCGGCGCTGGTGCCGATGGCCAGAACAACCCGGGCGAGACCGACCAGCAGAAAGCCGACCGCGAAGCCGCCGAAGCTGCTGCAGCCGAAGCCGCGAAGAACGCCGGCGCCCCGGAGAAATACGAGCCCTTTACCCCGCCCGAAGGCGGCGCCCTGGATCCGGCCGTGATGGACCAGTTTGCCGAGGCGGCCCGCGAATTGAACCTGCCGCAGGACAAGGCGCAGCAGCTGATCGACAAGATGGCGCCGGCGATCGCGTCGCGCCAGGCCGAGCAGATCCAGACCCTGCGCACCGAGTGGGCCACGCAGGCAACGGCCGACAAGGAATTCGGCGGCGACAAGCTGGCCGAGAACCTGGCGGTGGCCAAGGTCGCAATGGACAAGTTTGCCACCCCCGAACTGGGCAAGCTGCTGGAAGAGACCGGCCTGGGCAACCACCCCGAAGTGATCCGCTTCATGGTCCGCGCTGGCAAGGCGATGGCCGAAGACGGCGTCGTTACCGGCGGCGTTCCTGCCGCCACCAGCAAGCAATCCCCTGCCGAACGCCTCTACCCGAGCGCCCTGCAAAAGTAAGCGCCAGGCGGCGGTATACGTACCGCCGCCGCGGTTCTTTACTCTGCAACCTCACTCATGCAGTGATGAGTTTTTAACCCCTACCTCACGGAGCAACATACATGGCACTTCTCGCAGCTGGCGCGCTCACCCTCGCCGATTGGGCAAAACGCCTCGACCCCGACGGCCAGGTGCCGATGGTGGCCGAGCTTCTGTCGCAAACCAACGAAATCCTGGAAGACGCCGTCTTCAAGGAAGGCAACCTGCCGACCGGCCACCGCGTGACGATCCGCACCGGCCTGCCGCAAGTCTTCTACCGCATGATCAACCAGGGTGTGCCGGCGTCGAAGTCGACCACCGCGCAGATCGACGAAGCATGCGGCATGCTGGAAGCACGTTCGCACATCGACGTGAAGCTGGCCAACCTGAACGGCAATTCGGCCGCCTTCCGTCTGTCCGAAGACGAAGCGTTCATCGAAGCCATGAACCAGACCATGTCGGGCTGCATGTTCTACGGGAACCCGGGCACGGATCCGCGCCAGTTCGCCGGCCTGCAAACCCGCTATAGCTCGCTGACCGCGGGCAACGGCTCCAACATCCTGGACGCTGGCGGCACCGGCACGAATAACTGCTCGATCTACCTGGTCGTGTGGGGCGAAAACACCGTGTTCTGCCCGTTCCCGAAGGGCTCCAAGGCTGGCCTGCAGCACAAGGATCTCGGCGAGGAATCGGTGCCGGATGCGAACGGCAACATGTTCCAAGCACTGCGCGCGCTGTACCAGTGGGAAAACGGCCTGGTCGTGAAAGACTGGCGCTATGTGGTCCGCATCGCCAACATCAACGTGACCGATCTGACCGGCCAGTCGGCGACCCAAGCCGCCTCGGCTGCAACGCAGATCATCAACCTGATGGTGCGCGCGCAGGACCGCATCCCGAACCTGTCGATGGGCCGCGCCGTGTACTACGCGAACCGCACCGTCTACTCGATGCTGCGCGTGGCTGCCCTGAACAAGTCGCAGAACGTGCTGACGATCGAAGCCGCCACCAACCAGTTCGGCAATGCGTACAAGATGACCAGCTTCCTGGGCATCCCGCTGCGCAAGGTCGACCAGCTGCTCAACACCGAATCGCGCGTCGTTTAATCGGCCCGCCTTTCCAGACTCATAAGGAATAATCATGTACCTCGACGCAGCATTGCTTCTCTCGGGTTCCGTGTCGGCGGCTGGTGTGCTGACCGGCCAGGCCGTGAACGGCGCCGGCAACATCCTGTCGGCCAACACCATCGACGCGGCGCCGCTGGCGCTGGGCGGCAACCAGCCGGGCGACACCGGCATCGGCGAACCCATGCATGTGGAATTCTCGGTGCTGACCGCGCCGACCGGCGGCACCAACGTCAAATTCCAGCTGATCCAAGCTGACGACGCTGCGCTGACTTCCAACGTGCAGGTGATCAACCAGACCGACGATCTGCCGATCGCCAACCTGGCCGCCGGCACCGTGGTGGCCCTGCGCTTCGATGCGGCGCAGCCGTACACGCCGAAACGCTACATCGGCGCGCGCTACGTCAACACCGGCGCAATCGCCACCTTCTCGGTGGTGGCTGCAGTGGTCAAGGACATCCAGACCCGTCCGACCAGCTACAAATCGGGCTTCTCGATCGCCTGATGAATAAGGCGCGGGGCTTCGGCCCCGTTCCCATTTACCCCATTTTTTAGGACCATGAACATGAACCGTACTTCCCGCCATTCCCGCCTGGGCCTCTCGATGATGGCCGTGGCTCTCGCATCCTGCTCGATCACCGCCGCCGGCACCGCGACCGCCGACAACCCGGCAGGCGTCGGCGCCGCTGCCGCACCGCGCGAGCCGGTCGAATACATCGTCAAAGAGAAATCCGTGATCGGCAACGACGTGCACGAAGCCGGCGCAAAGGTTCGCTATGCTGGCCTGCCTTCCGAGAACCTGGAGCCGACCTGCGACGAAGGCCGCCGCCGTTACGCCGAATACCTGGAATCGAACGCCGCGCGCGTGAAACAGATGGTCGCCCTGCACGCCGGCACCGAAAGCCCGGTCGGCGATCCGGCCAAGTTCATGGAAGCCTTTACCAAGGCGCTGGCCGAAGAGCGCGCCGAGCACCAGGCGCAGCTGGCCGCGCAGCAGGAAACGATGGCCAAGATGCTGGAGATGCAACAGCAGGCGTCGATCCAGCTGGCCGAAGCCGCCAAGAACATGGCGATCCTGGCCGCCGCCATCACCGCACAGCCGACCGCCGCAACTGGCGAAACCCCGGCCGCACCGGCTGCTGACGCCAATTCGACCGGCGACACCGGCACCGAAGGCGCTGGCGACGCCAAGACCGGCGACGCCGCACCGGCGAAACGCACCCGGGGCTAATCCTTCGCATCGCTCACGCGGCGCATTTTCGGAAAGGGCGATCTTGCGGTCGCCCTTTTTCTTTTCTGGAGAACGAAACCCATGTCATCCGAAGTTGAAATCTGCAATCTGGCGCTGTCCCACCTGGGCGACAGCGCAACCGTGGCCAGCATTGACCCGCCCGAGGGTTCCGCGCAGGCCGAGCACTGCCGGCGCTGGTATCCGATCGCGCGCAACACGCTGCTGGAAATGCACGACTGGGGCTTCGCCACCACGCGCGCGCAGCTGGCCGAGGTGGTGAATACCTGGCCGCAATGGCAGCACGCCTATGCGCGCCCGGCCGACTGCGTCAAGGTGCTGGCCATCCTGCCGCCGACCGTCGCATGCGGCGACCAGTTCGCCGGCCGGGAATACGTCACCGAGTCGGACGCCAGCGGCCGGCAGATCATCCTGACCGACCAGGCCAGCGCGCTGGTGCGCTACACCCGCGTGGTCACCGACACCAGCCGATTCTCGCCACTGTTCACCGACACGCTGGGCTGGTTCCTGTCGACCTACCTGGCGGGCCCGGTGCTCAAGGGCGAAAGCGCCGTCAAGATCGCGCGCGCGAACATGCAGGTGGTGATGGAGATGCTGGGCCAGGCCAAGACCGCGGACGCAGCGCAGCAGCGCCAGCAGATCGTGCACACCGTTCCCTGGCTGGCGGGGCGCTGATATGGCCGAGAAAATCAAATCCTACAAGGCCAGTTTCAACGGTGGCGAGCTGACCCCGGAATTCTTCGGGCAGATCGGCGACGCCAAGTTCCAGACCGGGCTGGCCACCTGCCGCAACTTCATCGTGAAGCCGCAGGGGCCGATCGAGAACCGCGCCGGCCTGGCCTTCGTGCGCGAGGTGAAGGATTCCAGCAAGCGCGTGCGCCTGCTGCCGTTCACCTACTCGACCACGCAGACCATGATCCTGGAGCTGGGCGCCGGCTACTTCCGCTTCCACACAATGGGCGCCACACTGCTGAACGCTGGCGTGCCTTACGAGATCGCCAACCCCTACGCCGCGGCCGACCTGTTCGACATCCACACGACCCAGTCGGGCGACGTGCTCACGCTGGTGCATCCGAGCTACCCACCGATGGAGCTGCGCCGCCTTGGCGCGACCAACTGGACCCTGGTGCCGGTCACCTTCGTGCCTACGGTCCAGCCGCCGGCGACCGTCAACGCGGCGCCGGATTCGGCGCGCTCTGGCGTGCAGATGCAGTATGTGGTCACCACCGTGTCGGATGACAGCCTGACCCAGTCGGTGGCCAGCGCGGCGGCCAGCTGCACGAACAACATTTTCGCCGTCGGCGCCTACAACACGATCGACTGGACCGCGGCGCCGGGATCCACGCCGGGCGTGACGCAGTATCTGGTCTACAAGTACGTGGGCGGCACCTACGGCTATATCGGCCGAACCACTGACCTGCACCTGGTCGACGACAACATCGCCCCGGACATGTCCCTGACGCCGCCGCGCTACGACACCCTGGCGCAGGCTGCCGGCGACTACCCGAGCGCGACCAGCTATTACGAGCAGCGCCGCGTATTCGGCGGGACCATCAAGGCGCCGCAAAAGATCTGGTTGACCAGGTCGGGCACCGAGGCCGACATGTCGTATTCGCTGCCGACCCGGGACGATGACCGTGTCGCCTTCCGCATCGCCGCGCTGCAGGCCAACACGATCCGGCACCTGGTGCCGCTGTCCGATCTGCTGGTGCTGACCAGTTCGGCCGAATTCCGCATCACGTCCGTGAACACCGATGCGCTGACGCCGACCAGCATTTCCGTGAAGCCGCAGTCGTACATCGGCGCCAGCAACGTGCAGCCCGTCATCATCAACAGCAACCTGATCTACGGCGCCGCGCGCGGTGGCCACCTGCGCGAGATGTCCTATTCGCGCGACGCCAACGGCTACGCTTCCGGCGACCTGTCGCTGCGCACGATCCACCTGTTCGACGATTTCGAGCTGCTGGACATGGCCTATGCAAAAGCGCCTATCCCGATCGTGTGGGCGGTCAGTTCGTCGGGCAAGCTGCTGGGCATGACCTACGTGCCGGAACAGCAGGTCGGTGGCTGGCATCAGCATGACACCGACGGCATTTTCGAATCCTGTGCCGTGGTGGCCGAGGCCCGCGAAGACGTGCTGTATGTCGTCGTGCAGCGCCAGATCAACGGCGTTGCAAAGCGGTACATCGAGCGCCTGGCCACGCGCCGGTTCGTCGACCCGGCCGAAGGCTTCTTCGTCGACAGCGGCGCCACCTACCGCGGCAACCCGACCACGCAGATCAGCGGCCTGACCTGGCTGGAAGGGAAGACCGTCAACATCCTGGCCGACGGTTCGGTGCACCCGCAGCGCGTGGTCACGAATGGCGCCATCACTCTGGACCAGAGCGCCAGCATTGTGCACGTCGGGCTGCCGATCACGGCTGACGCGCGCACGCTCCCGCTGGCCGCGCAGGTCGACGCCGGCTATGGCCAGGGCCGCGTCAAGAACGTGAACAAGGTATGGCTGCGCGTGGTGGCCTCCAGCGGCATCTTTGCCGGCCCGACCGTCGACCGCCTGGTGCAGTTCAAGCAGCGCACAACGGAGCCCTACGGCACCGCGCCGTCGCTGCGCACCGATGAGATCGAGCTGGACGTGCGCCCGGACTGGGGCAATGACGCCTCAATTATCGTTAGGCAATCCGATCCGTTGCCTATCACCATCACTTCCATGACAATGGAAGTCGTTATTGCTAACTAGGGGAAACATTATGGGAATCAACGCAGGAACGCTTGCGCGCTTCGGCGGCATGGCTGGCGGCGCAGCGGCAGCACCGGCAGCCACCGCCGGCGCGGCGCCGCTGCCGGCATCCGTCCCGACCGCAGCGCAGACCGCGCAGGCAGCGCAGGCCGCCAGCACGGCGCAAACCTTGCAGGTGGGCGGCGCCGTGGTCGCGGCCATCGGCGCCATCTCCAGCGCGATGAGTCAGCGCCTGGCATTGAAGGGCGCGGCCGAGATCGCCGAGATCAACGCCGCCGTGGCCGAGCGCGCGGCACAACAGGAGCTGTCGCGCGGGCAGGATCTCGTCGCGCAAGCGACCGAGCGCGCCGGCCAGGTCAAGGGGGCGCAGCGGGCCGCGATGGCGGCCAACGGCATCGACCTGGGCGAGGGCAGCGCCGCCGAGGTGCTGACCAGTACCGACCTGGCCAAGGAACGCGACATGCAAACGATTCAGGCGAACGCCGTGCGCGCCGCCTGGGGCCACCGCGTGAACGCCACCAGCCTGACCAGCCAGGCCCGCACCGATCGCGCCGGCGCCGACTCGATCAGCCCGCTGGTGGCCGGCACTTCCTCGTTGCTTTCCAGTGCTGGCCAGATCGCCAGCAGCTGGTATTCCATGAATAAAAACGGCGTCGCCCTGAAAGGAACCTGATCACATGCCAACCGTCCCAACCTACGGCGGCGCACAAGTCGCCCCGACCGGCGCTTCGGGCGCCGGCTTCGCTACGCCGCGCGAAACCAATGCCACCCCGGGCCAGCTGCTGAACCTGGGCGAGGGCATGACGCGCGCCGGCACCGGCCTGGCAAACATCGCCACCGACATGCAGCAGCAGGTCAACCAGGTGCGCGTCGATGATGGCCTGAACCGCGTGCGCCAGCAGATCCTGGACCTGACCTACAACCCGGAGACCGGCTACAAGGGACTGCGCGGCGACGCCGCACTAACCCGCCCGGACGGCAAGCCGCTGGCCGAGGAATACGGCGGCAAGCTGCAGACCGCCATTTCCGAGACCGCCGCCAAGCTGGGCAACGATGCGCAGCGCCTGGCCTTCATGCACAGCGCCAACGGGCTGATGGAACAGTTCAACGCCGGCCTGGAGCAGCACACCCTGGCCGAATACAAGGCCTATTCGCTGTCGACGCAGGAAGGCACGATCAAGCTGGGCGTGGATGAGGCGCGCCGCAACTGGCAGGATCCCGACAAGATCCGGCTGTCGCTCGACAGTGTCAAGGCGGCTGTGGCCAAGACTGGCCAGCTGTCCGGATGGTCGGGCAGCGACACCACCGCCCGCATGCGCGAGGTCACCAGTTCGGTCCACACCGGCGTGATCGAGACCGCGCTGGCCGAGAACAACCCCGAGTATGCGCTGGGCTACATCGACCAGTACAAGGGCGAGATGACGGCCGGCGACCTGTTGAAGGTGCGCGGTTCCATCAACAAAGATGTCTACCAGCGCCTGGCCGACGGCATCGCCACCAACGTGGTCACCGCCGCGCGATCGCAGGCGCAGCCGGGCGACCTGGGCCGCATGGTCAACATCACGCTGGGCAGCGAAAGCGGCAACCGCGAGCGCAACGCCGACGGCAGCCTGGTCACGTCGCCGAAGGGCGCGCAGGGCGCCATGCAGGTGATGCCGGGCACGCAGATCGACCCGGGCTTCGGCGTCGAACCGGCCAAGGACAGCAGCGACGCCGAGCGTTCGCGCGTGGGCCGCGACTACCTGCAGGCGATGGTCAAGCACTACGCCGGCGACCCGGCGAAGGCCTGGGCCGCCTACAACTGGGGGCCGGGCAACGTCGACGCCGCGATCAAGGAACACGGCGCCGGCTGGCTGAGCCATGCGCCCGAGGAAACCCGCACCTACGTGGCCAAGAACCTGGCGGCGCTGGGATCCGGCGCCGGCGTGGCCAAGCCGACCCTGCAGCAGATCCACGACACCGTGCGCGCGCAGGTGCAGGAACGTTTCGGCGCGACGCCACCGGCCGGCGTGCTCAAGCTGGCGCTGGCCACCGCTACCCAGCAGTTCGAAGACCTGGCCAAGGCGACCAAGGCCGACGAGGATGCGCGCACCACCGCCGCGATGCAGGCGCTGCTGGCCAACGGCGGCAAGTTCTCGCAGCTGCCCTATGCTGTGCGCTCCAGCATCCCAGCCGACAAGGTCGACCAGGTGCTGACGTTCGGCCAGAAGGTGGCCAAGGGCGACGACATCACGAACCCGGCCGTCTACCAGAAGCTGAGCGAGCCGGGCACCCTGCGCCGCCTGTCCGACAACGAGTTTTTCCAGCTGCGCGGCGAACTGTCCGAAGCCGACTTCAAGCATTTTTCGGCGCAGCGCGCCGCGGCCCTGGACAAGAGCACCAACAAGGTGGAAGAGATCAACATGTCGGCGCTCAACGCGACACTGCGCGATCGCTTCCAGACGCTGGGCATCGACCCGACCCCGAAGGACGGCAGCGACGAAGCCGGCCGCGTGGGCGCGATCAAGAAATTCGTTACCGACACCATGCTGGCGCAGCAGAAGATCACCGGCAAGCAGATGACGGATGCCGAGGTCGAAAAGCACATCGACGGCCTGTTCGCCAAGTCGGTCAGCTTCCGCACGCAGTTCCTGGGCATGAACACCGGCAGCACCAGCCAGCGCCTGCTTACGATGAAAGCGGACGACATCCCGGGCGAGACCCGCGACGCGCTGCTGCGCGACTTCAAGACGGCCGGGATCCCGGCGCCGACCGATGCCGACCTGCTGGGCGCTTACTGGCGACTCAAGCAGATGCCGCCCAAGCCGCTGCCGCAGCGTGACACCCCGCAGTCGAAGCACGGCAAGATCAAGCCGGCCCCACAACTCTAACAAGGAACCACCCCATGCCCGACGATCAGATCGACACCAGCGGCGCCGTCGCCGCCTACCTGAACCAGGACCAGGTGCAGCCAGCGCAAGCCGCCAAGGCGGCCATCACCGTGGCGGCCGGCAGCAATCCGGATTTCGAAGCCGAGCTGCGCCGCGTCGCCGCGCGCACCGGCGTGCCGCTGGAATCGGCGCGCGCCTACCCGGAGGATGTCAAGCGCCAGGCGGCGCTGCAGCAGCACGACTTCGACCAGCTGGCGCAGCAGTTCCCCAGCACCACGCGGTTCTTGTCGGATCCGGAGAACGCGCGCATCGCGCACGACGACATCGACAACATGTCGTCGACCGAAGCCACCATCGGCCCGATCCGCGGCCCGAAGCCGACTTTCTGGAGCTACGCCAGCGGCCTGCTGAAATCGCTGCCGCAGGGCGCCGGCATGGCGCGCGAGGGGATCCGGATGCAGCTGGCCGACCTGTTCGGCCAGGATGCCGTGCGCGAAGACGCACAGCGCAAATACAGCCAGCTGGCGCTTGAGCAGCAGGTGGCTACGCCTGATTTCCAGAGCAGCACCGCGCAAGGCGTCTATGGCGGCGTCACCAGCACCATCAGGGCAGTGCCGGGCCTGCTGGCGTCGCTGGCAACGAAGAGCCCGACCCCGATGCTGGCCACGATCGGCGCGCAGACCGAGGCCGATGCTTATGGCAAGTACCGCACACGCGGCGCGACGCCGGGCCAGGCGCTCGTCGGTGGCGTCGCCGAAGGCGCCGTCGAAGTCGGCACCGAGCTGCTGCCCATGTCGTTCCTGGTCAACAACCTGGGCAAGACGGGCGCCGGCCACTTCATCACCGGCCTGCTGGCGCGCGAGATCCCGGGCGAGCAGATCGCTACCATTGCGCAGGATGCGATCGACACCGCGATCGCCAACCCCGACAAGACCTGGGCCGACTACCTGGCCGAGCGCCCGGGCGCTGCCTACCAGACCCTGCTGGCCACGATCACGCAGGCCGGGATGATGGAAGGCGCCAACGTCGCCATGCAGCGCGTGAACGGCCGAGCGCAGGAGGCGCAGCACGCCGGCCAGGTGGGCGAGGCGCTGAGCCAGTTCAACGCACTGGCCGAGGCGTCGAAGGTGCGCGAGCGCGACGCCGACACCGCGCAGGCCTTCTTCCAGTCGCTGATGCAGGAAGGGCGCGATCACGTCTGGATCACCCCGAAGGCGCTGGCCGAATCCGGCATGCTTGAGCAAATGGCGCAGGCGCTGCCCGACGTGGCCGCGCAGCTGGAGCAGGCCGCCACCACCGGCGCCGACATCCGAATCCCGGTAGCCGATCTGGTGGCGAAGATGGCCGGGCCCGAACTGGAACAGTCGATCATCCCGCACCTGTCGGAAGAACCCGGCGGGTTCACCAAGACCACCGCCGAGGCATACCTGGCCAGCGGCGCCGCGCAAGAGCTGGCCGAAGAGGTGGCGCGTGCCCTGGCCGACAAGCCGCACAGCGATGCATTCAACGCATCACGCGACGCCATCACCGCCGAATTCCAGCGCCAGCTGGACGATGCCGGCCGCTTCGCCCCGACCGTCAACCAGGCCTACGCCACGATGGTGGGCAACTTCTACGCCGTGCAGGCGGCGCGCATGGGGATCACGCCGGAAGAGATGGCGCAACGCTACCCGCTGCAGGTCAAGGCCGAGGCCATGCCGGGCGTGAAGACCCTGGACCAGCCGGGAACGACTGCCAGCGTGGTCAAGCAGCTGGAAGAGGCCTACCCGGACGTGAAACTGGATGTGATGGACAGCCGCGGCACCATCAACGTGTCGCGCATCGTGCTGCCGAAAGAGCAGCGCGGCCAGGGCACCGGCACCAAGATCATGCAGGAGCTGATCGCGCACGCCGATGCCACCGGCAAGACCATGACGCTGACGCCGGCGGCCGACTTCGGCGGTTCGGTGCCGCGCCTGAAAAAATTCTACAAGGCGCTGGGCTTCGTCGAGAACAAGGGCAAAAACAAGGATTACGAGATCAGCGAAGCGATGTACCGGCGCCCGGCCAACTCCCTGGACCAGAGCGCGCGCGAGGCGCTGACCATTCAGGTGGACGGGCAGCGCCGGCCAATCACCAACGACCGCGGCCAGCTGGTCGCCGAAGACATGCACAAGCAGCTGGCCTTCTGGCGCTGGTTCGGTGATTCCAAGGTAATCGACGCAGCCGGGCGCCCGATGGTCCGCTATCACGCAACGACCGCCGATTTCGACAGTTTCGCGCCGGCGTCGCACTTCGGCACCGCAGCGCAGGCCAATCAGATCCTGGCCTACACCCAGCGCCAGGCCGAGGGCGAGCAGCGCGTGATGCCGGTCTACTTGCGCATCGAGAACCCCAAGCGCGTGGAAGACGTTACCGACTGGGCGGCCGAGGTCGAGCAGGCCAAGGCCGAGGGCCACGACGGTCTGGTTTATGCCAACTGGGGCGAGTTCGACGGCGACGCCGCCGGCAACCCACGCGACAGCTATGTCGTGTTCTCTCCCGAACAGATCAAGAGCGCCACCGGCAACGACGGCACCTTCAACGCCGGCGATCCGAACGTACTGTCGCAGGGCGAGGAAACCCGCCGCGGGATGATGAGCTTCGGCGACGACATCACCGCGCAGCCTACCGTCATCACCCTGCTGAAAAATGCCGACCTGTCGACCTTCCTGCACGAATCGGGGCACTTCTTCCTGGAGGTACTGAACGACATGGCCAGCCGGCCCGATGCGCCGGCCGACATCGCCGACGACATGGCCAGGGTGCTGGAGTGGTTCGGCATTGCCGGCGCCACGCCGGCGCCAGCCGAGGGGATGGTGCGCCTGTATCACGGTGGCGAGCCTGGCGACGCAACGGGCCCGCTGTACTTCTCGACCCAGCAAAGCTATGCGCAGGGCTATGCCGACAAATCCGGCGCTGGCCTGTGGTATGTCGACGTTCCCGAAGACCAATACAACCAGCTGGCCGGCGGCGACAAGGAATTCGGCGTGCTGCCATCCCCCAACGTCGAGCTGCCGGCCGACCTGTCGACCCAGCGCCGCAGGCTGGTGACCGACCCGCGCACGGCGCTGGAGGTCTGGAACAGCATGGACCTGGAGGCGAAGCGCCCGCACCATGAGGCATTCGCGCGCGGGTTCGAAGCGTACCTGTTCGAAGGGCGGGCGCCGTCCACCGAGCTGACCGGCCTGTTCTCGCGGTTCCGTTCCTGGCTGGTGAACGTCTACAAGTCGCTGACCGCGCTGCAGGTCGACCTGTCGAAAGAGGTGCGCGGCGTGTTCGACCGCATGCTGGCATCGTCCGAGGCAATCGCGCAGGCCGAGCGCGACCAGGCGCTGGCCGGCATGTTCGGCACCCGGCCGGAATTCATGACCGATGAGGAATGGACCGCCTACCGCCTGCTGAGCGTGAAGGCGACGGAAGACGCTACCCGCGAGCTGGAAACGCGCAGCATCAAGGATATGAAGTGGCTGGCGAACGCGAAGTCGAAGATTCTGCGCGAGCTGCAGAAGGATGCCGCCTACAAGCGCCAGCAGGTTGAGGCCGAGGTGCGCCGCGAAGTGATGGTCGAACCGGTTTATCAGGCCTGGCAGTTCTTGACGCTGCGCGGATCCGACAGCACCCGGGCCTGGCCAACGCCGGAATTCAAGCTGGACCCCAAGCACGTCGACACCCGCGTCGACAACCTGTTCGTGGCGATCGCCAAGTTCGGCGGCCTGGACCGCGCCGAAGTAAAAAAGAAATGGGGCGTCGACCACCGCGAGATGCCGGATTCTGGCGTCTTCGGCAAGCCGATCCTGCGCAAGACCGGCGGCCTGACGATCGAGCGCATGGCCGAGAAACTGGTGGAAGAGCACTACCTGGACGCGCACGACCTGGCCGAATTCGAAGACAAGTTCGACCGCCAGCGCATCGGGCAGGATCAATATTCCTGGGAACACCAGTGGACCAACGGCGAGCGCGCACCGGTCGAGCCGCTGGGCGATTCCAACTACCACGGCAAGCTGCACACGCCGACCCTGCGCTACATGTTCGGCGAGGAATCGCCAGTGGTGCAGCAGCTGATCAAGGCGCGCATGACGGCGACCGACGGCGGCCTGGATCCCGACGTGGTGGCCGAGATGCTGGGCGGTTTCCAGTCCGGCCGCGAGATGGTCGACGCGCTGGTCGCGGTGCCGACTCCCAGCAACCTGATCAACCAGCTGACGGACCAGCGCATGCTGGAACGCTACGGCGACCTGACCAGCGAAGAGGCGATCGACCGCGCCGTAAATGAGGCGCTGCACCAGAAGGCGCACATCCGTTTCCTGCAGACCGAGATGGCCGCGCTGGCGAAGGCTGCCGGCAAGCCTGCCGTGCTGGCCAAGGCGGCGCAGGCCTACGCCGAGCAGATCGTGGCGCGCACGCCGATCGCGCAGCTGCGCCCGGACAAGTACACCAGCGCCGCCAAGCGCGCCGGCCGCGCCGCCGACAAGGCCTTCAAGGCTGGCGACATCCAGACCGCTGCCGCAGAAAAGCAGGCGCAGCTGATCAACATGTACGCCGCCAAGGCCGCGCTGGACGCGCGCAACCAGGTCGAGAAAACGATGGTGCGGTTCAAGACCATCACCAACGGCAGCAACGACAAGGTGGCCAAGACCCGCGACCTGGACATGGTGATGGCCACCCGCGCCATCCTGGCCGAGTTCGGCGTGGGCACTCGCGGCGCCAAGGCGACCGAATACCTGGCCAAGGTGCAGGAATACGACCCGGCGATGGCTGCCGTGCTGCGTGACCGTATCGACGCCGCCACCGAGAACGCCAAGCCAGTCCGCGAACTGACCATCGAGCAGCTGGGCGCGCTGCGTGACGAGGTCGAATCGCTGTGGTTCCTGGCCAAGCGATCGCGCCAGATGGAAGTCGACGGCGACCTGCTGGACCGCCAGGACATTCAGGACCAGCTTGCCGCACGCCTGGAAGAGATCGGCGTGCCGGCCGAGGCGCCCGGGGCAAACCGTGCGATCACGCCGGGCGAGGTGAACCTGTCGAAGCTGCAGTCGCTGCGCGCGTCGTTGCGTCGCGTCGAGGCCTGGGCCGGCGCCAAGGACGGCACCAACGAGATGGGCCCGTTCCGTCGCTTCATCTGGAACACCATCAAGGACAGCGCCGACGCCTACCGCGCCGACAAAGCGCGCTACCTGAAACGCTACCGCGAACTGCTGGATGCGGTCGCGCCGACCCTCAAGCAGGTGAAGATCGCGGCGCCAGAACTGGGCTATACCTTCGGGTTCGACCAGGGCGGCATGGGCAAGGTGGAGCTGCTGCACGCGATCCTGCACACCGGGAACGCCGGCAACAAGAAAAAGCTGCTGCTGGGGCGCCGCTGGGCTGTTCAGAATGAGGATGGTTCGATCGACACCAGCCGCTGGGATGCGTTCGTGGCCAGGATGATCAAAGAGGGCACCCTGACCCGGGCCGACTTCGACTTCGCGCAAGGCGTGTGGGATCTGCTGGAAGAGATGAAGCCGGCCGCGCAGAAAGCGCACCGCGACGTGTTCGGCCGCTACTTCGACGAGGTGACGGCCGACCCGTTCAAGGTCACGCTGGACGGCAAGGAAATCGAATACCGCGGCGGCTACGTGCCGGCGATCGCCGACAGCCGCATCGTCAGCGATGCCAAGACCCGCGCCATCATGGAAGACGAGGCGGCCACCCTGATGAATGCGCTGCCGTCGACGAGCAAGGGATTCACGAAAGCGCGCGTCGAGTACAACCGGCCGCTGCTGCTGGACCTGCGCCTGCTG